TGCGTGCATTTGAAAATGAAGAAGATTATTGGAGCTACCACGGGCACGAGTACCCCTTTATCGGATGGGAAGAGTTAACCAGTTGGCCGAACATTAACTGTTACGAGTCGATGAAGTCCTGCAACCGCAGTAGCTTCCAAGGCACAGCACGCCTACCACACTTGCCCCGGCTTATACGCAGCAGTACCAATCCATACGGCGTTGGGCATAGTTGGGTGAAGAGCTACTTTATTGACCCAGCCCCATATGGCAAAATTATTCAGGACAAAGAAGGCAATCAACGTTGCGCTTTATTTGGCAGCGTCAAGGAGAACCCTTTCCTTGGCGAAGAATATATCAAGACGCTAGAATCCATTACTGATGCAAACAAGCGTAAGGCTTGGCTTGAGGGTAGTTGGGATATTACCAGTGGCGGAATGTTCGACGATTTGTGGGACAGCACAAAGCATGTTATTGAGCCATTCGAAATTCCGTTTAGCTGGCGCATCACACGAAGCTTTGACTGGGGTAGTTCCAAACCATTCAGTGTTGGCTGGTGGGCTGTGAGCGATGGTACTGAGGCAACACTGAAAGACGGGCGCAAGATTGCTTTCCCACGGAAAACCATGTTTCGTATTGGGGAGTGGTATGGTAGCGACGGCAGGCCGAACGAAGGTTTGCGTATGCCCGCGAAGGTTGTGGCACAGGGCATTAACATCCGCGAAACGCAGATGCGTATTCAAAACCGCGTGCAACCCGGCCCAGCGGACAGCGCTATTTATGCAGTGACAGACGAAGCTTCCATTGGTCAAAATATGGAAGCCGAAGGCGTGTTTTGGACACCTGCAGACAAGCGTCCCGGAAGCCGGAAGAACGGCTGGGAATTGATGCGCGACCGCCTAGATGCTGTGGCTAAAGCAGAAGACAAACCGGGCATGTATGTTTTCAGCACTTGCCGAGACTTTATCCGTACCGTACCAAGTATTGCACGCGATACGCGCGATCCCGATGACGTAAATACCGATGCAGAAGATCACATTGCAGATGATTGCCGTTACATGGTATTATCCGCAGATCATACCGTTCACAAAGTTAAAATTTCAGGAGCTTAATCATGAGCGTTAAAAATACTCACAGCGACTATCGCGAAATGTTGCAAACCTGGAAGCGTTGCCGGGATGCCGCGGAGGGCCAGAGCGCTGTGCATGCGGCTGGTGCCGAGTATTTGCCCATGCTTGCAGACCAATCTGCAAAAGAATACGACGCGTACAAAATGCGCGCTAGCTTCTATAACGCAACATGGCGAACCATTAGCGGCCTACAGGGCATGCTATTTCGTAAGCCCCCGGTGGTGAAGGTTGCAGCAGTTGTTGAGCCACTGTTGGAGGACGTGAACCTTGAGGGCGAAAGCCTGCACATGTTCACATTGGAACTGTTGGAAGAGTGCCTAACCGTTGGACGTGTTGGTATTTTTGTTGATTACCCAACAATCGATCCGATCCATACCACATTGGCAGATTCTCGGCGCATGGGCCTACGGCCTACCATGAAGAAATACTGTACAGAAAGCATCATTAACTGGCGGAAGTCGGTTATTAACAATGCAAACGTACTGTCGCTGGTTGTATTGGCCGAAGAGGTTGAGGCAATTGGCGACACAGAGTTTGACACAGGTGAAACAACCCAGTATCGTGTCTTGGATTTGAGCAAACTCAAGAAACCGGACGGATCGGAAGAATTGGTGTACCGCGTGCGTGTATTCCTTGTTGGCAAGGACGGGAAAGACGATTTGCAGTCCACCAGCTACCCGATGGTTAAAGGTGCCTACATGACCTTTATCCCCTTCTATGTGGTCGGTACAGATTGTGTAGATATTGATCCGGACGAACCTCCGCTAGTCGACTTGGTCGACATCAACCTGTCGCACTACAGAACCAATGCGGACTATGAGCATGGTTGCCATTTCACCGGCCTGCCCACACCTGTGATCAGCGGGTACACGCCCGAAAAAGAAGGGCAGTCCTTTTCTATTGGCAGTATGACGGCTTGGGTGTTCCCTCGTCCCGATGCCAAGGCTTCCTACTTGGAGTTCACTGGTCAGGGCCTGAAGGCACTGGAATCAAACCTTGAACGCAAGGAAAAACAAATGGTGGTGCTTGGTGCGCGGATGTTGGAAAGCAAGAGCGCTACTGGGGACAGTCAGGGCGGGGCTGCTATACACATGGGCGGGGAGCAAAGCCTGTTAGCTTCAATCGCACAGGCCGCGTCCATTGGTATTGAGCGGGCGCTGAATACGTTCTCAAAATTTGCAGGCACAGCGGAAGAAGCCAAGTTCGCACTGAACAAGGATTTCTTCCCAATGCCTATGTCGGCACTCACGCTTACGGCCTTGGTTGCGTCGTGGCAGAATGGTGCAATCAACTACGAAACTTTGTTTGCCAACTTGAAGAAGGGCGAGGTTATCGATATTGACCAAACCATCGAAAAAGAGCTTGAAAAGATGGATCTGCACAAACCAGAAATTCCAGCTGGAACAAAGGTGAACCAAGACAACACAGGCGGACACGAAACTACTCTGCCAGGAAGTTCTGGTAACAACCCAACACAGCGTCAACTCCAAACTCCACCAAAGGCATAACATGAAAGCACAAATTCCTCCCAAGGCATTTTCCAAAGTTGTGAACGCACTGATTGGAAGTGTTGCCAAAACTGCAACGCTCTACCTTGCTCCAAATCTGGTTGTGCGTGCTACTTGGCGGCACAAACCCAAGGCTAACCACACTCGGGAAGAAGTTGTGGTCACCTTTGGCGCTCCCAACTACCTGGAACGCAAGTTTGCAAAAGTTGCCCTGAAGGCCCACGAACCGTTTCCCATCCGGAAGGTTCAACTGAAGGCTTGGCCCGTCAAGCGCAAAGCGAAGGTTTAAAAGAAGCATTGGACAAACTATCTTAAAAATAATTTTCGCTAAGAGTGAAAATTTATTGCAAAGACCATTTTGTTCTGGTATATTACAACCCATAGCCGGACAATGTTCGGCTCAACTCCGCAGCAAAGCTGTATATTAACTTGTCCTTAGGGGATTTCCAAATGAAGAAAGCAAAATTGTTCGTCGTTCCTTTCGCTCTGAAGCCAACCATGTTTTTCGTCCGTGAAGGCGAAGGCGAAGGCGGTGCGGGTGCTGGTGGTGCAGGTGCTGGCGGTGCCAGTGGTGCAGGTGCTGGTGCAGGTGCAGGCGCTGGCAGTGGTGGCAAGACTGTTGAGCAACTTGTTGCAGAACAAGTTGAACTTGCAGTTGCAGGACTGAAAAAGAAGAACGAAGAACTGCTGGGGAAGAACAAAGAGTTCCAAACCCGCATGGCTGCTTTCAACGGCCTGGATCCCGAGCAAGCCCGCAAGTTGATCGATCAGATGGATCACGACGAGGACTTGAAATTGTTCTCCGAAGGCAAAAAGGCCGTCGTGATTGACAAGTACACAGAACGTATGCGTACAGCGCATACAACCGAGCTGGAAGCAGAACGTGCTCAGACGGCTGCTGAAAAGCAACGTGCAGATGCTTACAAGGGCGCTGTGCTGGACAACCAGATTCGTGCGGTAACAACCGACTTGCACAAGGGCGCTGTGGAAGATGCGCTGTTGCAAGCCCGCCAACTTTTCAGTCTTGATGCCAAGGGCAATGCAGTGAAACTGGACGCCGAGGGTCGTCCTGAATTGGGCAAAGATGGCAAGACGCCGTTCAGCCCGGCCGAGTGGATGGAAATGCAGCGGGAGCTGAAACCTCATTGGTTTCCTGCTAGCACTTCGGGCAGTGGTTCGAATGGAGCTCAGGGCTCTGGTTCCGGCACTGGCAAGACCATGAAACGCGGTGATTTTGATGCGCTCAGCCCGGCTCAAAAGGCCAATGTGGCCCGGTCCGGCGTGCGTATCGTGGATTGATTTTAACACTTTACCAAGGAACTTTTCAAAATGGCAAACACTCTTACCTCCCTGATTCCGTCGCTGTACGAATCGTTGGACATCGTTTCCCGCGAACTCGTTGGCGCAATCCCTTGCGTCGCCCGTGATTCCAATGTGGAACGTGCCGCTGTCGGCCAACTGGTTACGTCCTTCGTGACTCCAACCGCTGTTGCAACCAACATCACACCCGGCGTTACCCCTCCCAATGATGGCGACCAAAACATTGGCAACGTTCAGTTGTCGATCACAAAGGCACGCCGCGTTCCGTTCCGTTGGAATGGCGAGGAAACTTTGGGTCTGAACAACAACAACGGTTCGGGCGCTGGTCTAGTGCGCAATGCACAAATGATCCAAGCCATTCGCACTTTGGTGAACGAAATGGAAGTCGACGTTGTGCAAGCTGCTCGCTTGGGTGCTTCTCGCGCCTACGGCACCGCTGGCACCACACCTTTTGCATCCACACTGGGTGACCCAGCTCAGATCCGCAAGATCCTGGACGACAATGGCGCTCCTGCTGGCGACCGCTGCATGGTTATTGACACCACTGCTGGCGCTGCAATCCGCACCTTGGCTCAGTTGACCAAAGCGAACGAAGCTGGTTCTACCCTCGGTATGCGCGAAGGCCAACTGTTGGACATTCACGGCTTCAGCCTGCACGAATCCGCTGCCATTGGCTTCAACACCAAGGGCACTGGTTCTGCTTACACCAGCAACACCGCTGGCTATGCTGTTGGCGCAACCGACATCACCCTGATCACCGGCGCGAACACTGTTCTGGCTGGCGACATTGTGACCTTCGCTGGTGATACCAACAAGTACGTCGTTGCCGTTGGTATCGCTGCTCCTGGAACCATCACTTTGGCTGCTCCTGGCCTGCGTCAAGCATTGCCTGCATCTGCTGTTGCAATGACCATTGGCAATAGCTACACCGGCAATCTGGCCTTCAGCGGTTCGTCCATTGTGTTGGCAACTCGCACCCCTGCCCTGCCAGACGGCGGCGACATGGCTGTGGATCGCCAGATGATCACCGACCCACGTTCCGGCATCAGCTTCGAAGTTGCAATGTACGCTCAGTACCGCCAGATGCAATACGAAGTGTCCGCAGTGTGGGGTGTGAAGGGCATCAAGTCCGCACACGGCGCTATCCTGCTGGGATAAGCATCGGCCCGTAGAGACGGCGGGCGCGGCGAAAGCTGCTGCCCGCTTTTTACATCAACCTCTGTTTATTAGGAGAAAATTCATGGGACCCAACTCGTGCCCCACCGTCGCCATTCAAGGCGAACCATCGGAGGCTAACCCTTCTGGTGTGGTAATTATCAACGAATCCGACTTCGACGAGACCAGCATGGTCAAGTGCGAAATTCCTGAAACCCCAGTGGTGGAAACTCCTGTCGACCCTGTTGTCGATGGCGTGCCTGCTGCTCCTAAGGTGGTTGCACCTTGGGCCGCACCTTAAAGGAAACAAAGATGGAACACTCCGAAGCCCTCAACGCTTCTGACGCGCAGCAAGTTTCCGTGTGCAAAACATCGGCTGTGCAGGAATCTGCGCATGCTGGTGGCTTCTACACGGCAACGCTGTACGACAAAGACGGAAACGTCAAGTGGACGGACACCATTGAGAATCTTGTAACCACGGTTGGAGGAAACTTCGCTCTGGACACGGTTCTTGCCGGTTCCGCTTACACTGCCGCTGCCGTGATGGGACTGAAAGGCGTTGGTACTGCCGTTATTGGCGACACCCAAGCCTCCCATGCATCCTGGCAAGAAGTTGGATTGGCAAATGCGCCCGCCTACTCTGGAAGTCGCAAGACACCAGCATGGTCGGCCGCTAGTGCTAAGTCCAAAGTCACCAGTGCCGCTGTCAGCTTTACTTTCACCTCTGGTGGAACTGTTGCTGGCTGTTTCATCAACCTCAGTGGCTCGGCAACTGTGGATAACACCACAGGAACCCTGTACAGCGCGGGCGATTTTTCCGGCGGCAACAAAACCGTCGCATCAACCGATGTGCTGAACGTCACCTACACAGCGAGCATCTAACATGGCAAACTTCAAAAAGGGCGACGCCGTTCGCCAAATCATGCCAGCCCCTATCTCGGGCAATGTAGCTGGCTTTCACGCTGACCAGGAAACTGGTGCGCTGCAAGTTTGTGTTGAGTATCAAGAAGCTGGCGAAACCCGTGTTCGCTACTTTGATGCAGAGCAAATCGAAGCAGTCCCTACTCCCACGGAGTAAATAAAAACCCACCCCTGAAAACGGGGTGGTATAATTTCAAGCTAAAGGTGTACCATGCTTCTATTCAATTCCACCACCGCGCAACTTCGTGTAATTACTGCATCAGCAGTATCTACCATTGAAATTCACGCCTCTTGGGTAGACTTGTCTGGCACCACTTACGTCCCCGACGCCAAGAACACAATTATTTCGACGGCTGCTACAACATCTGTCATGCCTGCAATTCCTGCAAGCACTGTTCGAAATGTCAAGGGTTTGTACATCACAAACAACAGTACGGGTTCTAGCTGCAACGTCGCAGTTGCACACTACGATGGAACAACACAAGTAGAGTTGATACAGTTCATCCTGCTGCCCGGCGAAAACATGGCTTACCGGGAAGATGGTAGCTGGGTTCACCGAGATGCGCAGGGCGCGGAATATCCTCCTGCTGGAGCTGGTGCATACAACGGTCGCACCACACAGTTCATGAAAACAACCACTGGCGCAGATGCCGTTGGTTACTGGTATTGCAGTGCCAAGGACGCAGGCTTCCCCGGTGCATGGGTACCCGGCACC